CCATAAAATCCCGTTTATAATAAACATAATATCCCTCCTAAAAAGGCTGGAGACATTTCTATCCCCAGCCGATAGTTTACTGAATCTTATTTACAAGAGCCGTAAGTTTTGTCTTTGTGAGTGCTTTTTCCTCTTGTGACATATTATTTACCATCCCGGAAACATCTCTTGCAAGTTCTGTCATGTATGTTTCCAGAGATTTCATGTTATGCTCTTTGTCTTCCGGAGTATTTGACTTATGCAATTCTTTTGTTTCTGTGTAATTGCGTTTTGTTCGGTCGTAATTGCTTTCGTTCATGTGCATATTACCAGACGGTTCCGTGTAGTACATTCTGCCATGCTTATCTCTGTCCATGTCACGCATTTTTTCCATTTCATGGTACTTTTCCGGTGTCATGTGGTAATATGGCGGTTCGTCATATCCTCTTTGATATGTGCCGGAACCTTTCGGGGCAAATTTGCCGTTTGCATAGCGATAATGGTCGTAGTGTCTTCTGCCGACGTCTCCGTAACGTTCGAACATTTCCAAAACTTCTTCTGGATTTGATTCATCCATTGCTTTTGTCAACGTTCTGTAGTACATGGCTTCTGATAAGTCTTTCATCATGTCTATGACTTTTCCCATTTCCTCTGTGTCAGCCATTTCAACACCATGTTCCAACTGCTCATCAGCACATTTTGAAATTTTTTCAATCATGCAGTGCATTCTTTTGATATCCATATTGTCCACCTCCTATGCAACTCTAACAACTGTAAGATTGCTATTCTGAACTTCAATTGTCTGTCCGGAAGTGTTCTGTACCGCTACAGTGCTGCAACAACCTTTTGGTACGTCGATATAAACCTGCGCCGAAACATTCCAGAAATTTTCAACCGCCGCAGGAGTAACAATCATCTTCGTAGCCTGCAAAGGCTCCCCATCAACTGCCAAAGCAATGGAAATTGCTTCAACTGTTCCACCGGTAGGAATCTGAATGTTTCCAGAAAAATTAGCAAGGAATCTTGCTCTGCACTGGTTTGTAATTCCACGGAGTTTGACAATGCCAGATCCGTTTCTGTGTACGATACAGTTTGAACCATTTGTCGCCGTCTCTGTAAATGCTACGTCTTCGCCTTGTGCGACACTCTGTAATGCTATTGCTGTGTATTCTGCCATAATATTATACCTCCAAATCATAAAAAATAAGGGCAAACCACTTGGTCTGCCCTAGTAACTTCGATAAAACTGCTATTGCAGACATAGTCCTCTTAGACTAATCTTGGACTAATCTTGGACTAAGATAGACTTATTTTGTTGTGATTAGCAGCCACATCCAGAATTGCATCCGCAATTTGCATAACCATAAATGTTAGATGCCGGATAAGCAGGTACCGGAGTTGGGCGTACTGCGTTGATGATCTGCTGCGTTTGAGAAGCAATCTCTGTAGTAAGCAATGCGGACTGTCTATCCTGTGATGCTGCTCTGCGGAGATCGTTGTTTTCTGCCTGCAATGAAGAAATCTTTTCGTTGCAGAGATAATCTAAGATAGCACGAGTGCCAGCATTCTGACTGTCAATGATATCTCTCGTATTGGTGTTCATGGTGTTTTGCAAAGCACAAGTGTTTTGTGCCATGTTATAATTTACACCCTGAATTGCTTCGCGTGTCTCACAGCAACAATTAGCCAACTGTGACTGCAATGCGTTTGTGTTCTGCATATTTGCTACAGTGTCTGCGTTGATTGCCTGCTGGATTCCAAATCCAGTCTGCATGACGTTTGTGTTGATTCCATTGAACCCTGTAAGCATGGAATTGTTTACAGCATAGATACCATCGCAAATACCGTTAGTGATTCCATCCAGTTTTCCAAGGATAGACTGTGTGTCAAATCCTCTCTGGATTGCGGAATCTGTGTAAGCCGCCGCAGTAGCACCGGTAGATCCGCCGTTGCCGCCAAAACCATTCCATCCACCGAAAGCAAAGAAGAGAACAAACACAATTATCCACCATGCTCCATTATCTCCAAAGCCATCATTTCTGTCATTCCCAGTTACAGCGGCAATATCTGCCAAACTAGGAGAAGTTGAATTAAACATATTTTTTACCTCCATAATTTATTATTTATAGATAATCTTGCAAGAATTACTATCTTTATTTAAAAAAATGTGCTATAATATATTTGTACGGATAGGGTAGCTCCCGATAAGCTGTTTGTCCTAACAGTTTCCGTACAAGATAATTTGGACATTTTACACTGAAAGGACAGGTGTTATTTTTATGAAAGCGTCTTACAAAAAACACAACATTTCCGATTATATTGGGAAAAAGTATGGTCTACTTACAGTAATCGGAGAATCACCAAAAACTCATTGTTTATCAAACAAATTTGATTTTCTTTGTGACTGCGGAAATGTAATATCCGAAACTCCCGGAAGAGTATTATATGGTCACAAAAAATCATGTGGCAAATGCCGAAACAGAAACGCAAGTTATAAACTTGAACAAAAAATCAAAAACTCTATAGGTCAAACTTTTGGCAAACTAACAATAATTGATATATCCAACAAGACAAATGACGGAAAAACATATATTAAATGCAAATGCGAATGCGGTAATATAGTTGATGTTCTTCCAAATCAATTATTTATCGGTT